CCAAACTTCCGCTCGCCGGCAGGGTCGTGCGGCGCGATGCGGCGCGCGCCTGCACCATCACCGAGAGGCGGCGTAAGTCTTCGCTGAGGCTGGTGCCCCAATTGCGTTGGCCGGGATCGTAGAAGGCGCGCAGCCCCAATCCCGGCATGATCCGTTCTGGCATGCTAATCCTCGTGTTTTTTGGATGTGGTCGTGCTGTCGTCCGGCTATGTTCCGGCGGTGGCGGTGGCGGTGAACGTCCTGCTCAGCTGCCCCAAAGAAATCCCCAGCCGCGATCCCAGCCGGCGGCAAAGGGCGCGGTCATCCGAAACCAGCGGGACTCGCGATCGGTGAGCCAGCTGCCGCCGACCTGCCGTCGTGAGCGGACCGCGACCTCGATCTCGGCGGTTCGCTCCGGCGCGCCGCTCTCTTGGATATCTTCAGGCGCAAGGGTCCAGCTGGTGCCAGACCCCGCGTCGATGACGAGGCCCGCCGGCTGGATGGCCATGCCTGTATCTGGATCGATCCATCGAACCTCGATGATGTAGCCGACACCCGGCTCTGGGCCGACGGATGCCCCGGTATGATCGACGATCACCGGGCTGGTTTGCGTGAGCCGGTCCCGATGCGCCCAGGTCAGTTCCAGATCGCCGGTGATAAGCGCATCAAGGTCGGGCACATAGCTGCCGTTGCCCTGCACCCGGCCGGGCGGCAGCGGACGGATGGCGCGACGGTCCAGAGTCACACCATCTTCTGGGGCCAGCGCAAAAGCCAGCGTGCCGCGCCCGGTCTCGGGTAGAAGCCGGACCGCCATCGTCTCGCCCGCGGCCCATGAGGTCTCAGTGATCCGCGCGGCCTCGTCGAAGAACATCACCGGCGTTCCCGCCGCATGCGCGCGTGGCACGGTATCAAGGCAGCCCCGGCCCACCGTGATCGTCGTCTGAGTGATCCCATCAATGCGGACAAGCTCACCGCCAATGCTGGCCAGCGTGCCAATCCCGACCTCGCCAATGTCACGCCAGCCGGTGACGGCAATGACCCGGTTCTCAGGATGATGGGAGAGTTCTGCGACCAAAACTGCTGTCGGCGCAAAAGCCACGATACCCTGCTGTGCGGGCCCGGTGCCGGGATCAATCCAGAGGTCCGCTGCCAGTGCGTCAGCGCTCGGCCGCTCGCCGGTGGCGATCAGTGCGCCGGCCCCGGGGTCGTCGCCAAGAATCCGGTCGGCTTCCGAATGACCCAGCTCGCGCACAAGGAGCCAGTAGGGCGCTTCTTCGACCATGCGCTGCGCCAGCGCCCGAGGCGGCGCGGTGATGCTTGTGCCACTCGGCATGCGCCCACCCGCAATGGCACTCGCGCCCAGCGCAAACACGTCCTCGACGAGCTTGAGGCGAATGCCATTGTCGCGCCCGTCGCCCTGGCCGATCTCGGAGACACGCATGACGACATCCTGAAGCCCCAGCCTTTCCGAGCGCAGCCGGATCACATCGCCGGGGCCGAGATCCGCGCCCTCGCGGTTGACGACAATCTCGCCGGTCAGAAGCGGCACCGACAGCGCGCGCAGATCCCGTTCCGCCACGCGCACCGCAAGCCCCTGGGTGCGGATGCCGGGATAATCCAGCGTTGTGGCGATCACCTCGCCCATGGCCTGAACCCGGGCGGTGTCGGTCACACTGACCGCTCCCGTCTCGTCGGTGTTCGCATCGGTGAAGCGCACGGTGACCGAGTTCACTAGGTCGGAAGGCGCGCGCCGCCCCAAGCGGCCCCAGTCGACAACATTCGTCTCATCGAACAAGGGCAGTGTGGCTGCCGTGTAATCGGCCCGGATCAGTTTGATCTCCCAAAACCCGGTGCGCCGATCAATGAACAGCGTCGCATCGATAGGATCGAGCACGCTGGCAATGAACTCTTCGATCGAGCTGTCCTGCTGCCAGATCAGCGACAGGCCAAAGCCCTCGGCGTAAAGCTGATCGGCCGCTGCGGTAAAACTTCCCCCTATCTCGACGCTCGAGTACCCAAGACCCCAGTCGCGGTTCGTTAGGCATTCGCGGATGATATGGGCCGGGTTCATATCCGGTCCGTTGCCAAACGCGCCGCGCAGCGAGGCGACCAGCGCCTGGCTATCGCCGGGCGGGATTACTGGCACACCGTCAACCGGCGTAGTGTCGATGCGCGCGGTCCAGGTGGTGTCTGTGAGTGCAATATTGAAGCCGAAGATGTCGGTCGGGGGCAGGGTGGCGATGATGGCCTCGGCGGCATCAACCGATGAGGCGGGTTCGGGAAACCCATCGGTGACAAAGAGGAGGATCCGCCGTTTGGCACCGCTGGCGGCGAAGAAGGCGGCAGCCTCAGTAAAGGCTGCGTTGAAACTGGTGCCACCAAAGGTGCTGATCGGCAGCGCAAGCATCCAGGATTCAAACAGGGCGTAGTCATCTGGCCCCATGTCGCGCCGCTCAAGGGATCCCGCGACTGTGGCGTTCCACAACACGATGCGCATGTCATTGGGCCTATCGGGATCGACACTTGCGCCAATCTCACGGATCAGCGCGGCAACGCCTGATTTTTGCGCCGCCATGCGGGTGCCCGGCATCGAGCCCGAGGTGTCCAGCGCGATATAGATCGCGGCATCCGAGATGCTGGCCTCAGGAACGATAGCAGCTTTCTCAGGATACCATTGCGCGCCACCTGCTGCATCGGACAGCACACGGGTGATCCGCACCGCCCAGGGCTTCAGGTATGGATTGATGCCGAGATAAACCTGCCGCAGCACAAGGCTGCACAGCCCGCGGTAAGCTGGCACCTCGCCATTCATGCGGGCTGCCAGATAGTCGTTCTGCCCCTGCTCAGGGCCGCCCATCAGCACATCGATATCACCGCTGATGCCGCCTTCACGGCTCTCGCCCCCAAAGAGACCGGGCGCCTCGATGCGGATGCGTCCGCCGCCCGCGCCCGCGTTGCTGGCAGCGGTGGTCGCGAGCAGGCTCTCGACTGATTGCGCCGGGAAAGCCAATGTGGCGGGCAACACCGTCCAGGACGTTGTCACGGTCGCCGGGTCAAACGCCACGCTTTGCAGCGTGACCCGCTGGCTTGTGCCAGTCGCCAATCGCAGCCGATAGTCTTGGCCAACCTTCACGCCCGGCAGCGTGCCGGGAAAGGTGATCGTCGCACCGGTTTCACCGGCCAAAGCAGGGGTCGCCGCCATGCCCGTGGCAAAGCCTATGGGTTTCTCGAGCGCAGAACCTCCGCCAGAGCTGCTGCTGCCGGTTGTGACGGACCAGGCGGTGCGGCGATCAACCAGGATCTCGCGGATCGCATCGACCGGCCCGTGGCACAGGGCGAGATGCATCCCCAGCGAATAGCGAAACCCGACGGTTTGGGAACTGCTACCGCCCATGGCCAGCCTCCTGGGGTGCGAGCGCCGTAATGCGTGCCTGCCGCATCTTGGCCACCTGGATCACCGGTTCAATCAACGCGTCGCCGGTGGCGCGCAGGCGCTCGGCATCGATGCCATGGCTGAGAAAATCTTGCCAATTGAGGCCATGCCTTTGAAACCATGGCCGCACGCCCGCGAGGCAATAGCGCGCCGCGCGAAGATCCTGGATCGTGACAAAAAGAGGTTCTGGGGCGGTTTGATCTGGATCCGTCATTTCTTGCCGCCTTTCTTCTTGATGGGGTCGACCCTGAGATCACCGGCCCAGACCGTGTTGGGCCCGGTGATCAACACGGTGCCAAAGACAACCGGGATCGGGCGGCCTTCTTCGGCGGTGGGCAGCGAGAAATCGTCGAGCCCAGCCGCCTGAGGTTTCTCGGTCTTGGGGCGTGGGTTCAGCGCATAGGAGATCGCCGAGAGCACCAGCCCGAGAACGAGCCGTGCAATGAAGGTCCAGACCATGGGGAATTGCCGTTTGCGGATGAGCGCTGCGTGGGCGCGTCAGACTAACGTGGGCGCGTCAGACGATGGAGCCGCCACCAAAGGGATTGCGGCCGGGGATCTCGGGAAAGCCCCCGAAGTTGAGAAGATTGCCGAATTTCTCGGCGCAGGTGGACGCGCGCAGGTCGCAACCCGGTGCCAGATCGACACGCACGGGCAGCGGATCGCCGGTTGCCGGGTCGAGGTCCGGCGCGGCCAGTGCGGCAGCAAGCTCCGGAAGCGGTCGGGATAGGGTGAGTTGCGCCCCGACATGGCCGGTGATGAAGCCGAGCTGCGATCCAAACCGCAAGACTCCGCCACGGAACCAGCCGTCTGGCTGTTCTGCTGCCTCCGGGATGGTTACGGCAATCCCGCTCACCATCGTCACAGTTCCGGCTTGCCAGTGCAGCGCAATGTCCAGCCCGCATCCGCGCCCGTAAAGCGCGTGGCGGCAAAGTCTCTGGTACTTCGCCCGCACGCCGGCGCGGCGCAAGGTGCTGAAGACGGTCTCGCAGGTCAGCAGGAGGCGCGGACCCTCGACCTCCGAGCCCACTATGCGCCCCTTCCAATGCGCGACCGTCTCGCCCAGCACCTGCTCATGGCCGCGAAAAATCGTCAGCGTCACCGGGGTATTGCCCATGGGTACCAGGAACCGCCGCGCGAAGGGATGCGACAAGGGCCAGGTCAGCTCCAGACGCCCGCGCTCGATCTCGCTGGTCTGCACCACATCGCCATGGGCGACGGCGGCGGGTTCCCAGGTGATCGTCTCACCGCCGCTGCCCGCACTGGCCCAGGCATCGACGCGGCTGGTGAAGCGCCAGACCTGCGCCCCCTCGACGAATTGATAGAGGAAATACGGGCGACCCTCGGCGGCGGAGGCTTCGATGCTGGCGTAGGTCATGGGTGGGGACTCAGCAGGTGTGAGTGGGCAGGGCGCTCACCAGTTTGGAGGAGTCGCAGGGGGTGATGAGAATGAAGAGACCATATTGGGCGCAAAAAGGGACCCTGATGGGACAAGCAGCTAATGGCGGGTTCGAGGCCGTTTCTGCTTGTTGGTCGTACAGCACCGAATTACGGCTGTCATGGTCAG